ACCAGTGTTGGGTTTTGTCTGCGATCCATCCTAGAGCAGCAATTGCAAGGAGAGGTACAACAATCCACCAGTATTCTACTGCTAACCATATCATAAACAGAACAGCACAAAGTATTAACGTGCCTCCAGCATCTCCCATTCCAGAGAGTGAAGAACCTCCATCTGAAACTTGTCTTAAATTGCAGATTTGTTGAACATCACCATGCTTTGCATAGATTTGTTCTTCTGCACCACTAAATGTTGCTGCTTCAACTGTTGTTGTAATTCGTCCAACTCTTGAGTTGACAAATACATCTGCTTTCCAAGTTGCCATCAATCAATCCTCCCAATGTTCATAACTCCATTTGTTATTTGTCACAGAGTAGTATACATCTTTGATGCCACATTCTCGTAAATACGCCTCACAAACTGGGCAAGGTCGTGCCATTCTTAATTCATCCTGTCCATGTCCTCCCAAACGTGCAACAATAATCTTATCACCTTCCTCTCTTGCTTTCACTAATGCAGACAATTCTGCATGAAGAAAGATCTTCTGTGGTCTTCCTACTTTTTGTGCCCAATGTGCTTGAAGTGGATGAGATTTCTTCTCATTGTTAGTTGCACAGACAATTACTCGATTCTTTTTGAGTAAAATAGCACCAACTTTCTTCTTGGAAGGTGATGATGCTGCGATCTCAGTTGCAAGTTTGAAAAGATTTTCCATCAGCAATCACTCGACTTAATGCACGACGAGGGTTCATAAGGATCTTCATCATTACACCAGAAATCTTCCCAATCAGAATCACTTGCTACCCCAACATTGTGCTGTTCGTAATCATTTACGATTTTTCGATACATTTGCTGGGTCCAACCATCGTTGTAAGGTGAGTTCGCGTGAATCAATGCCTCATGGTATTCTTCTTCACTAATCAGGGAACGTGCAGGCAAACCATTCACCAAATCCATAAGATTTTGGCACTTGTTTGCATATTTCTGGAAATATGTCAGAGAATCCTGAATTTCTGATTTAATGTCACGATACAACTCATCGGGTGTAGTATCTTCATCACTGATGTAATCAAAAATTACATCACTTAGACGTTCACGTCGTTGTTCTGAATACTCTTTCATTAGAAAACTCCGAATAGTTTGGTTGAAGAAATTGCGAGTAGAAATGTTAGCATGATGACAACATCCCAAGATTTAGTTCTAATAAAAAATGGAATGGAGATTGCATCAGCAATAAAGTGCATTACAACCCCCATTGTAACATTAACATGAAGAACAACAAAATAGGCAAGGATAACCAGGATTGACCCGATTATCCTGCCAATAGTATCAACAGGCAAGGGCACCTTCAGGAATAGTTTCTTGTTTTCCATAGTTGTCATCCCAACTGCGAGTATTGTAGCAGATCCAACTGCCATTGCGGAAAATGTACCCATACTCTTCACCATCTTTGATGAATTGTTTCAGGTTCTTATCAATCCGAGGAGGACAATCCTCACCACGTCCACTATAGTATTGTGGACCGTATTCTTCCAATTCTTTCTGCTCAGTTACATATGGAGCAAGTTGCTTACCAGTCCAACGATCTTTTGTCCAGATAGTTGAACAATCACCACCATCAATCAGTTCAGCAACTTTCTCTTTTGTGTTGTAATGTGTGTTCAGGATGCGACCAGTCCACTCAGGATAACCATCCCAGTGCTGATAAATGCTGAGAATAGATTTGTCAGCAAGTTCAATACCAATGCGAGAACGAGTGCCCATGATGAAGAAGAATTAGATGAAAAAGTGAACGAAGTTGTTGTCAGTCCCAATCAAAAGTTGGGATCTTTGCAAGTGCTTCTGCTGCATACTTTTCAGCATAAACACCAGCAATCCACTCAGTTTCAAGTTGAGTTGGTTGATCACCATATCCAACTTGTGGACCGTTATCAGTCTTCCGACCGACCCACATACGTTGACGAGTTGTGAGGCAAGATGCTGCGGAAAAAATCATCGGTGTGTTCCTTTGACTCTTTAATAATACACGACTGAGAGGCACCTACAAGGGTCTGTGTGCCACTTGTTTCACCGTCCAGGTGTCTCCCATCGTTTCGGCAAATTAAAGTTAAACATAGAGAAAATTTCACGATCTACAAGTTTAAGAGTGCGACCATCTGCGGCAGCAATAGTGAAACCTTCCTGCTTGATTTGCAGAGAACCAATGTAAGACTTAGGACAATTTGTGACTTTGAAACTATCCATCAGATCCTCTTTCATCTCAATCACAGTGAGATAAAGACTTGCAAGTTTGGGACAATCAAACACCAACGTCAGCAATTCATGCGACAATTCTTTCTGCTCTCGGATAAAAGCATTGATGATTTTCTTACAACAATCTGCTGTACGTTTGTCCAGAAACTTGACATCAGTGGTATCAATTTGTGGTGTTTCTGGACCTGGCATCCAATCAACACAAGGTTGCACCCACTTAACTTTCTGATTATCATCAAAATGTTCTCTCAATGGATATGCAATCGCATTGCGAAGATCACATGCAGCAACATATTCAGTATGTGGTGCAACAATAAACTTTTGTTTTACTGGTTCTGAAAACTCATAAGTGATGGTATTTTGTGTGAATAGGCGTTCATTTCCCCAACCAATAAAATCACCTTGGAAGATACGATCAGTGCGAGGCAAGAAGTTGTAAGCAAGATGCAGAATCTCTGCCATCTCACCATCATAATGCTGGTCAATCTCATCATGAGAGTGAGCAATACGGATCTTTTTCTTGTTGAAAACTGCTTTATTTCCAACAAAGAATGTGCCAGTGGCAGGATCTGTACCCCACACAATTGCAATACCATCCATCTTCACACTAGCATGTGTGAAATTGTAGAGTAAATCAATGGCAGAAAGATCACCAGTCAGAATGGTGTCTTCGGGATGTTCCTGGTGCTTGTTTTGCATGATCAAAAAATGTTAGTCCAACGAGTGTGTTTTGCTCTGCTTAGTCTACCTTCTGCAAGCATGTTGTCACATACTCTACAAAATACTTGAAACTTCTCTTCACGGGTGAGTGCATGTGGTTGAGCACATGTAGAAATCACCTTGAGTATTTGTGCTTTGGAAGTAATCATGATCAGCACCCCATTCCCATTGCAGAATTGAACAGTTGTGGAATCATTGAATCATCAGTGACTTGATAACCATAACCATGAGTGCGGGAATCAAACTCATACTGAAAATCTTTTTTGTTGATGTAACTCTTGGATTGAGTTGAACCGCAGAAAGTAACAACTTTAAGCATCAGACGATTGTGAATTTCACCCGTTGCAAATTTGACGGGATAGAAGTCAACAACCATGTTGCCGTCTTTGGAGGTGAGTTGCATTTGGTGCGAATCCCTTTGACTCTTCTAAGATACAGGAGAACAGAGACGGTTCCCGAAACCCTGTGACACTTGTCCTGCTGGCACACCATTTCTATCATTTAAGTACCAAAGATATAGTCTTTCTTCTTCTTCCCGTGCCTCAATTTCATGAGGTTGATGCTCATAATCGTAATTTTCCACGGGTTCTTGTGAATAACACAATTTTCCACTTTTTAATTTGAGAGAACCTCGTACCCACTGTGCCATGTGAGTCAGTTCATGCAAAAGAGTTTTAATATACTCTTCCTTGCTCATGTGACACTGAAGTTCAATCAAAAAGTGTCGTGGGCGATAAGTCTCACCTGCAACATCGCAATAACCAACAACACATTCACGTTTTAGACCACGATGAACAATATCCACCTCAATTTTATGACGTGGAAAGAACTCACTCAAAAACCAAGAGGTAACATCCTGACAGAGGATTTTAGAATAACCGTATCCAGAAGAATAGATGCTAGACATGTGCCCCAATGTAGAAACCAGATGAATGATGCAGTGAACAGTAGTTTTTCTTTAGATGTCATTCTCGATGGTCAAGGAATTGTGTGATGCAGAACTTGCCATTTTTTTGGTGACTGGATTCATAGAGCATCTTAACAGGTGTTGAGGCATGTCGCAAGATGGATGGGAAGACAATGACACGATTGTTAATACATTCAATTTCTATGTCATAATCGTCGAATCTTAGATCACCACCAAAAAATCTTTTAGGTTCATTGTAAAAATATGTGAGTGCGGTAAATCTTGCACTGTCCCAATGTGGTTTATATTCTTGTTCTTGTTCGTAGTATAAAATATGAGTCCAATGTAAATTGATTTCTGTTATATTAAACGCCCAATGTGGATGATCATTGATAAGTTGCCCATCATTCATGAACAACTTTTCAGTAATTTGTAGAATACTAGAGTGATCTCTATTTCTATAGAAGTTATCAAGATACTGACATGGAACATTTTTTAGTTTTTCATCCATGTCACCAGCACCAGAATCATCTTCAAATGGTGGAATCAACCTTCTCGGTTCTGTGAGATAGTTTAACTCCACCATCATCTCATTCTGCTCTTCTACAGTATAGAAGTCATCAATGATAATATATGGTATTTGTTCATTAAAATACTGAACTTCCATCACTCATATTTTACAAGAACAACAGAAGATCCAACACAGTTGATAACTTGATTTCCACCATTGCCCCAACCTCTTGTTTGGAATTGCATTGGAGTTTCACTTACAAATTCCCATCCATTCTTAAGATAGTTCTCAACATCACTTACGGAAGCATTCCACCCACAATAAGCATAACCAAACGTGCTTCTAGTCATAACTTTGAATTGTTTGTAACGTGGTTTTGCTTCAACAGATACAGGAAGAAATACCAGTGCAGCAGCAACAAGAGGAAGTAGTTTTTTCATTGATCAGAACTCCAGGTAAGATTCGATTGCTTGATTAAGTCCTTCGGACAGAAATGTAGGAGGTTCAGTAACATTAAACTCGCCCAGATCACACTCGTAGTAGTCACCGAGTTTGAGTTCAATCATAACACCATCACCACCAGGTTGATAAAGAGAACGTGCTTTCTCATCTTCAACAATAACTACACGACGAGTAGTGAGATCAATCACCATCATGTAATCAAAAGTTTTTTCATTTTTGTAATCTTCCACGGTTTTCTTGTCACCTTGAAAGTTCTTCATTTTGAACTTTTTAGTGGCATGAATGTCCTTACGTTTGTAGAACAAATTCTTGCCCATTTTAAGTTCAATTCTGAGATCACCATAAGTGAAATCATAACCTTTCTGATCAACACGAATCAGACCAGAATACTTATCCAATGCTTTCTCAACTGTAGTCGCACGGGCAAAGTTATCAGCATTAGTACGAAATCCTTGATCATTGTAGAGAGAATCAATGACTCCAAAAACTTTGCCCCACTCGACTTGAGTTTCCAGGTGATCAATTAGGTGCATTTTGAATAGAAGAAATAAAATTGTCGGAGATGGACTGCATGGACTCTAAGGCAGAAAGTTCCTTAAGATGCCAGTTTTTGAGATCTTTGATGGCAAAATTCATGCAGTGCTGAAGAACCTCGACTCCATCATCATACTCACAGAGTTCACAAAATGTGTCTGCAAACCACTGTTCGTAATCTTTCTTAACTTTATCGGGAGTTTTCATTTTTAGCAAGTTCCTCTACCATTTGAATGTTAGCATAGGTTTCTGCATATGCTAGATCCCACAATTCAGTGAGAATTGCATCATATTCTTTGTAAGTTGAACCATCTACAATACTATTCACCTGTTGTTTACGAACAGCATCATAGATAAGTTTCCATTGATGATGATTAAAATTCATGGACAATCTGGGTGAGGTTTGGGTAATGTTGCACAAATACGTTCACGATTTTGTGGTCTCTCTTGTTCAACATTTACAGTGTGAATAGTCAACACAGTCAATAAAAGAACAAGAGAACCATATGCTAGAGTTTCAGTTCGATTCATAATCACTTCATGTAAAGATAACCACCTGCCCAATCTGCGTGCTCAAGCAACCACTCACGATCTTTGATCAGAAGTAGATTGAAACGAATACCTTTTGCAGGTGCTTTGATGCTGGCAGGTTTGTAAACATCACCCGTTTTCTTATCAATGAAGGCATGAATAGAACGAGAACCACCACCAGTTTCCATCATGAGACGATGATACTTACGTCCACCTTCTTCAATGAAAAACTTGTAATCACTTGTCCCACCATTGTTACGACGTTTGTAGTTATCAAGCAGAGCATCACACAGCATAAGAGTATACTTGCGGATGTTAAGTTGAATTTGATTCCGTGCGTCTTGGGTGGCAACGAAATCAGCAAATTCGGTGGTCACGTGCTTTGTTTGAACTGAAGTCAGTATAAGGGCAGAGTGGGGCAGAGTCAGGGGCAGAGTGGACAGTTCTCATTCTGGCACAGCAGCGTGGATAAACTTGGTGATGGCATACCTATCATTGCTCATCACAGAAGTCACACCATGTTTCACCCAACCAGGGAAGATAATGGTTTGGTTATCTTTAGTAGGAATCATGTAAGCATGATTGGGAAAAAATAAATCACCACCTTCAACATCATCTTTCTGCAATGTTGTAGAAACTAATACATTAACCCACATATCTTGGTGTGGTTGATAGTGCTGTCCACTTGTATACTTACGAAGTTTAGTAAAATCTTTATTTGCATCCAGAAAATATTCCCAATACTCATTTTCATCAATAATAGAATTATAAAACTCTTGAGAAAATAGTTTATCATCTAGTATCCTAAGAATATCAGACACTGAACGATCAAAATATGTACCATCCAACAATAAACCACTAGAATCTGTCATATATTCACCATCCGAATTTCTTGCGGCAGAAAAATCACCAGGTGTCTTCAATTTACTTGAAAGAAAATCAATTTCTCTCCAAATTAGTTTATATTCTGCATCCGTAAAGTAATCCTCTATAATGATATGAGGGAAAGGATCATTCTTTATCTTCATCATATCGTTTTAGAATATCATCAACATTATCCAATAATTCATCAGCATCCTGAATCACATCAATACTATGAATCATATTACCAATTTCTTTAAGAATGAATGGTTTTTCATTCCTAGCAGCAAATGCTAGTGCTTCTCGCAAATGATGTGACGCAGAGTCTAAAGAATCTCTTACTTGATCAGATAATGCCATTACTTTCTTCCTGTATAATTTGAAGTTTCTTCATCAAATTCAAAATGTTTACGAACATCTTCCCCCTGATATGTATAATTTCCCCAACCAGTTGCAATGTATTTGTTTGTAGAATATACAGCATTTCCTCTATGCGTGTGAGTGTAAAATGCTGGCCAAATTAACAATCTACCTACTTTTGGTTGTACTCTAATTCCCTGCCATAGAAATTCAGTTTCACCTTCACCTTCAGGAATATCATTCAAATATAACATCCAAGCAACACATCTGTCAACAACTCTTAAATCATTGATTTCACAATGCCAGTCATGAAATCCACCTCTTGGTGGAGTTTTCTGCAATTTAATTTCTTCAAATTTTAATTCAATTAAATTACTTGTCCAGTATTTTGTTTTATATAATTCATGATAATTATCTACGATGTCTAAGATAACATTACGAATAGGATTCTGTTTTTGCTCACTTAAAAAAATTTGATGGTCGCAACGGGTAAATTCACCTTTTGCAGTTTCATTACCACCATATGAACAATCAAATTTTTCACTATCCACATCATATACACGATCAAAATAACTAATTATTTTTTCGCAAGATTTTTGACTTATGACATTATCATAGAGACCAATAAATGAATCATCACTTAAATTCATACTGCCCAAGTAATTACAGAAAAACGAATTCCTTCAGTCACGGGCATAATTTCATGAGGATATTGGAAGTTTGATGGGAAAATAAGAATATCTCCTACATCCAGTTTATATACTAAATCCCGATTGAATAATGCTACTTCACCCCCCTCATAATTATTATTCATAGACATAATAATAGTTAATGCCCTAGGTTGCTCTTTAAAAGAATCTGAATGTTGAATATAAAAGTCACCTACTTCATATTTTAATAATTCATAACCAGAATCTTCTTGAATTTCTAATTCAAACTCAGGGTGAACACTTTGATACTTTTCAATATGTTCAATGACAATATCAAATAAACGATCATCAATTTCTTTC